TGTATAAGGCGAACCGGTGCCCCACTTGCTTGCTGGAGCAGGCCCGAACGAGTTCACCGAGTTAACTATAGTCTGCGAAAAGTCTGCCATTCGTCCCGCAAAATGGCTCTTTCAGTCGTTAAGAAAACGTGATCTGTGCCGTAACTGTTAACGTGTCATTCGCGCCTTTGTTTATGACGCTCTCAGTATCTCGACAGAACAAAGTACCTGCAGTATTGCTCGAGAAAATCCCATATTCCACAATTGCGCCCGTACCGCTACCAGTGGCGAAAGTCGCTTTCACTTCGTAAATGCCGCCCGACGTGTAGGTCACGGTCCCGGTGTGTCTACTCACTTCCGTTCCGAGTCCGGTATTGCCTACCGCCTCTGCCGTAGAGTCTGTTCCTATCGCGACGTATCTCATCGTGAACGTGCTTGCTGCCGCTGCCGCTGACTTTAGGAAGCTTGCTAGAAACTCCTTTCCTACTGTCACGACAACGTTTGAGTTGTGCCAAACGCCTTTGATTTCTCCGTCTGGCCCCGTTAACTCTTTTGTCCACGTTCCCTTAAGCTTAATCGAATCAGGCCCGTAGACCGGTTTCGGATTTGCCATGTTTCGATCCCCCGGTTTTCTTCAAATTGATTTCTTGCTCAATCGCTGGGTCTGAGAAGGCTTGATCGGCGTGCATCTCTTTCAAGTGTTCGCCCAAGTCGTCTTTGGTCGCTGCTTTATAGCGACAGGCCTGACAAACAAGTTCGTCGGCAACTTGGATGTCACTCTGAGCGATCTTTGCAAGAGTCGTTGTAGAGTCCATTGGCTCAATGACAACCATCTTAAATCCTTCGGGCTTATCGTTGCCGTCGTGATCGATCATGGGCGACTTGAACTGCCCCTTGTACATGACTGCATCGTCGTGCTCCATTGCGATCCAAGAGTTCGCAGGGATCACAATTTTGTCACCTTTGAACATTTCTTCTAGAGGATGCACGTTCTTATTCCAAACCTTGACCTTCATCTCTTCTCCTAAATTAGTCGCCACCGACGACTTTGATATTCACGCCGCCTGAAACGACGCTTGTTGTTCTAAATTGAATGTACTTAACGCCCGCGAAAGGCAGAACGATCACGCCGCCGCCGCTTCCAACACTTGTCGCAATCGCTACAGCGTTGGCAGTTACAGTCGAAGTGTTCACAGTTGGTGCGAACAGTTGATAGTAGGTCGATCCACCGTCGTTTGAATGAAAGATATTGATTACTGCGGCGGTCGACATGGTCGACACTTCAACGCACATATTATCCCAGCTTCGTGCTAGGTTAATGCCGCTCGAAGTGGACGCACCACTTGCAATCGATACCGAGTAGACCGACTGTGCTCCGTGTCCCATCTATTACCGTCCGTAAACGGTGAGTAGAAAGACGTCTCCACTAACGGCACTGTTCCAATTGATTTTTCCTGGAAGCGCGGTCGCACCAGAGCCAATGTTCTTTTTAAATGTCACGCCTGCCGTGGTCATGCTAACGACGCCAACGCTGAACCAATCAACCACTGATAGGCCCGTGTCGATTACACCGCTTGCCGAATCAACAGAGCAAGAGACTGCTCTGACTTGTTTGTTTCCAAAAACTGTTTTCCCAATAATCTCGTTAGACGTTGCCATTTGAACTCCTTTTCAAAATAGGACTTTGTTTGTGTAATTTGTTGGATCAATATACTGAGACTTGATTCCATCAATCTTGTTCATCTGATACATCTCAATGAACGACTTAAGTTCTAGCTGTCTAAGCGCCATGATGTTGCCCTCAGGGTAGGCGCCGAACGTGCCGCCTTCTGTGCAATTGATCCAAATTCCAGGCACCTTGAGCACTACGAAATCAAACCAGGCTTTGAAGTTGGCGTATGACTGCCAAGTGAAGACCTTGTTCCCGTAAACATCGACGGTTCTTAGAACATGACCAAGGTTCTTGTCGTACTTGGAGTCCCAGCCGTGAAACTTTTTGTCATAAGAAAAGCAAAAGTCTGCGCCGACAAATGCGATTGGGTTGGCTCCAAAAATTCCTTTTGCAGCGTAGAGGCACGCGCCTAGCACGTTACCGCCTGTCGAAACGTATGAATGAAACTCTTCTACCTCTGATATTTCTTTTTTGTAAGCGTCATCAGGCACCGGGGCATTGTAGAAATAAACTTGACCCTGCCATTTTTCAAATAACTTTGGGTCTGTTCCAATGAATGCCAGTAGTGTTTTATTGCGTGTGCGCTCCCAATACCAGTCAGGATCATGAGCGCCGCCCTCTGAAATTTCTTCGATCACAACGGGGCCCGCATCAAGTGTCACATAGAAGTCCACATCGATGTCACGGTCCTCAAAGAAGTGAAAGTTGTGAAGGCATGAAATCAGCGGAATATCGCCTCGGTCTTTGAGTAAGTGGCCGTTCACCTTTAAAGATGGCCCACTTCCTGCGATGATCGCGGGCTTAAGTGACAAGCAATCGAAAAGCTTTCCGATTCCGTTCTCACTAAATGATTCGAAAGTTTTTTTGTTGGCCTTGATATTATCGATCCAGGTTTTTCTCCATGAATCGATCGTAACGCCGTCATTTCGACAAGCCATCCCATACAGACTCTCGGGCTGTACTGGAGGATGTTCGATGTAATTCTGATACTCTAGAAGTATCTCTGCCGTTCTTGCCATTAGTCCTCTTAAGTAGAGGGGCGCGTAATTACGCCCCTCTTGTTCAATCTGGTTATTAGCCGAACAAACGAAGCAAGCACGAAGGCTGTGCGTTCGCAGTCGACGTGGTCAAAGCCTTACCGATCACTGGACCGGTAGGGAATGAGCCAACGAGCGCGGTCTGAACAACGCCATCGGCGCCGATAGTGATAAGGGCACCTGCGGTCATTGCCACAGACATCACGCTCATAGGACCTCTTACGAGACCCCAGAAGTATTCTGCTGCTGCGAGAGAGGTGTTCTCTACGCCTACCAAGGGAAGGTCAGCGGCGGCAGTGCTTGATCGGGTTAACGAGTAACCGGACAAAGCAGAGGCAACCATCAACGCGCCCTGAGTAACGGCTGATCCTGTGTTGTTGTAGCAATACAGGTACTCTTTACCGGCTTCGTGGCGGCGAGTGCCGAGGTCCACGCTTGGGGTAAGAGTAACTTGAGAAACACTTTCAAAAAGAATCGGGGCCGCACCATAGTAACTCATGGTTCCTCCTTAAGCTGTGATGGCAGATAATTTGCCATGCAAGCGGTTGTTAGAAGATCCGAGAGCACCCATCCAGTAGATCTTTCCGACCTTCACGTTTTGATTCACTGGTTTTGCGAACGGCTCAAAGCGCATGTCTTCGTCCTTATGAACAAAGAGATGCATTTTGTCTTCGTTCAAGAAAAACATGTTCGAAGCAGGACAGTAGCTGTCTGCAATGATGGGTTTTCCGTTGAACATTAAGCTCTGAAAGCCGCCCTTTGCAGTCTCACTGTCTACAAAGCGTTGTTGTGGTTGCAACAAGCCATAGTAGGAGTTAAAGATGCTTCGAGTGGTAACAATCACGCTTGGGCTGTCGCTGTTGATCGTACAGCTGTTGTCGATGGCTTGCATTGATGCCAAAGACAAGGTTGTGGTGGAGCTATCCACCTGGGCTTGCCACCATGAATATGTCGATTGCGAAATGCCGCCGACAGATTGGTTCGCGGCTACGATAACGCGAAGGCCAACGATGGACTTTGGATCGGTACCGGCAGAATAAAGGCCAGTTCCGAGTTGTGCTTCCATCTCGCTCTCTGCGATCTTCATTTTTTGCTTCACGAAATTAAGAATCTGAGAGTCCCCAGAGTTCTTAAGTTCGTCAGCGCGACTGATCGAGAGATTCACATAGAGCTGCTTCCAAGAATACTCGGCTCCAGTGATCTGATCGTTGTCAGTTGTCGAAAGTGTATCGGCTCCGGAATACCAACCTGCTGCCGTTGGGCGTGCGTATCCGAGAGGCACGATGATCGAAGTACCGCCATCGAGCTTCTCTAAGAATTTCTTCTTTCGAGCGATGAGTGGGTTCGAGTCGTAGATATTGTCATTGAATTTTGGGATGTACTTTTTCTGCGTAATTGCAGAAATTTGATCATATGTTAAAGCCATTTGTGGCTTCTCCTGCTGTTCCCAGCGGAGTTTTCAGTCGTTTTAGTGAATTCCGAGTTCTCTTAACGCCTCTTGCGTCAGGTCCTCGTAACTCTTTGATCGAACGCTATTCGCATCAGAAAGTCCCTTGCTCGCAGGAGCTGGGGTTTTGCCCAGTAGTCCGCTTTCACGGTTCTTTTTGGTAGCTTTTGCGGTCTCAGACAGAGCGGTTTCTTTTGCCTTCTGAACTAGGGCATCATGGTTGAAAAGCTTGAACGCTTGCTTGAAATTGCGAATTCCATTCTCTGTCGCGAATTCCAAAACACGATGCTCAAGGCTTTTGCCAGATTCATCCTGAGCCGACATATCAATGTCAGGGTATTCCTGTTGGATTCCCTTAATCTCATTGTCTAGCTCTTCGTTCAGTCGTTGCTCTTTTTGTGTTTGAATTATTTTGCCGTATTCGTCGATAGTCGGGACAACTTTTCCCTCAAGCTGATCAATGCGTGATTGAAGCGCAGTCACCGCTTGAGTTACTGGGTCATTGGCAGATTGTTGCTTCCAACTTTCACGGTTTTGCCATGAAGTCTCAACGTGCTTCCACCATTCTGGGTCTTTCTTGGCGTAGTCATCGATGGGCTTGTAGCGCTCTTCGTAGGCCTTGTGAGCTTTCTCGATTTCTTGGTATCTGCTTTGGTTCTTGTTGAACTCGGCCATGCGCTGGGCGTAGTCGTAGCCTTGTTGCGCCCATTGCTTAAGTTTTGGGTCGCTATACTTGGCTTTGATCTTTTGACCGCGGGCCTCAAACTCAAACTCTGGCTCAACTGGAGCTTGTGGAGCGGCCTCTTGAGGTGCGGGCTCTTGAGCACCATCGGCAGAGCCGGTCTTTTCGATATTATCCACCAACGCATCAACGTCGATGTCTGACCCGCCCGTTCCTTCTGTGGTTTCTTCGTCTAACGTCATCAAATCCCCTTACATTGCCTGTTGAACTTTAGCTGCGCCCGCTTCTGCAGGTGCCATTCCCGATTCTGGCTGTTGACCGCCGCCGCTTCCGAGGTCGTTCTGCACAAAGCTTCTAAACGCCGAGAAAACGCCTTTGAATTTCGCAGCACTCTCAGGGTCTGCCTTTGCAAGGCCGCCCATTAGCTGGACCATGCCGTCATTGATCGATGCAATGAGTTCAGTGGCTCCACCGCCGCCCTCTTTTGGCGCTTGTTCTTCTTGTGGTGCGGGCGCACCGGCTCCTGGTACTGGCATTTCTTGAGGCATAGCCCCTCCAATTTTATTTATTTAGTCAGTCGATAAGTCTTAAGCAGCTGGGGGAGGTCCCCCTTGTGGCTGTTGAGCTTGCATTTGTGCTTGCTCCATCGCCTTCTGCTGCATTCGAGCCATGACGGCTTCCCAGTTTGGATATTCAGCAGACTTCAACAATTCTTCTTGGTCAATAGCTTGCACTTGGTAAAGCTGCATTGCTATATCGAACTTTTCTTTCTTCGCGAACGGCAATGAGGACCCAGTGGTCACTCTTACATCGAAGCTCCCCTGCACCGGGTATGTCTTGGCTTCGAGTTGCTCTGAAATCTGGTTCGTGTCGGTGTTGTGGACGAAATCCCTGACGTGAACCTTCTTCGAGCCGGCCTCATCTGTCTCAATGTGCATCTTGAAATACTTAACTGCACCATCGTTGTTGTTTGTCAGTCGAACGACTCTTGGAACTGTATAGAACTGAAATACACGAGAAAGGTACAGTTGCCCAAGATCTTGTAGGAACGAGTCGATATTTCTAGATTTTTGTCGAAGCCTGGTCTGGCTTGTCTCTTGTAAAGCCTGAATTGCAGAGGCCGCGGTCACGCCCTCGGGCTTTACGCCGCGAGATGAGTCTGTCGAGCCAGTAATATCGTCAAACCACATCTTGAGATTGTCGATCATCCGAAGAACCGAAGGGTCGACCGAAATACCGGCCTCCCTTCTCACTTCAGAGCTAGGTTCTTTTTCGACGACAAGACCTGGACGATTGAAAAGATTGTCCGTGTCTACGCCCGACGTATTATCAACAACCCAAATGGGGTTCCCCATGAGAGTCAAAACGTCTAGAGCGAACGATACGAGCTTATTAAAGGTCTTTTGCGGGCTCTCTGCCTGTTCGATGTCTGAGATTCCCCAAAAAGATCTTGGGTCAACGTAGTTTACGAGTCTTGCAAATGGGAATTTGCCGTCTTCATATGGATTTTCCCCGTCTTCAAGCAGAACTCCATTGGCAATCACGACTTTTCTGCCCTTAGGGTACTTAAGTCGATTTTCATAGTAGAGTTTTTCTAAACCGTCTTCGCCAACTTCCTTTTTTTCTTCTTCAATGCTCTCGCTTGAGTGAGTCCAGAGAGTGATTTTAAGAACCTTGTGCCCCTCTCCTAAGTCATAGCCCGATTCACCCTCGACTAGGACGCGATTGTCGACCGGTGACTGATATTTAATCTCGCCGATATTGGTTTTGTCGGAGCCCGCGAGATCAATGAGGTCTGACTTGATGTATTTGGCCTTGTCAGGATATTTCTCTTTTAGTTCCGACACGTCCGTTGGTTCGGCAGTCACAACGAACTTGCATTTGTTATTCACGTTTCGAGCTGACGGGTCAGGGAAAAAATAGAAAGGATCAAACGAGTCGTAGTAGATCTCTCGATCCTGCTCGTAGCCCATATCGCCTAGGCCCGTGCCATAGATGTGAGAGTCGTAAACGTCTTCTAAGAACTGCTCGCCCCAGTTCTTTTTTTCCCAATCACACTCGGCTAGTTGATTGATGATTTCAGCAAGCTCAAAGTCACCTGGCTCTTGAGGCAGGTATTCAAACCGCGGGCGAATGTCTGTCAGAATTGGAACTTGTGAGTTGATGGATCGAAAAATCAGATTGATCACTTCAGAGTGGCGATAAGCGGGGCGCTTTTCCTTCCACTGTTTGCCGCGGTACATGCGGTAATAATCGAGCCATTTGTCATCGTACTTTTTGCGGCCCTTCTTGGCCTTGTCGTACATCTTATTGACTAGCTTGATGGCTTTCTTCTCGTCATCTGATGGCGTGTAGGTCGCATTCTTGTCTGTCGAGTCCTTCTCTGAAGGCGGCGCCTCGTGCTCTGAGAGTAAATCTAAGTCGCTCACTTATGACCCCTGCCATTCGATGTAGACGCACTTGACTCGGTTACCCGTCACGTCTGTGTCTAGATAGATTTTTGAAAGATCGATTTTATTGTTCACACCAATGGCCTTGTCATAGGCCCATGTGAGTTTTTGACCTGCAGACATTGCGATGCCGTTTGAGCTTGAGCACGAAGCAGTGCCAAAAAATATGTTGCTCGTGTTCGATGCCGGCGCTTCTAGGATGATGCTAGACGCATAAATGGCAGTGGCACTCAGTTGGTTCGCTGTGTTGCAAGTCAATGAAACGGGAGCTAGGTGTTTTGGTATTGACGCCATTAGTCCTCATTCCAGACACGTTCGCGCTTTTCGCGTCGGTCGGTTTCAAATTTTTGTTGTAGTTTTTCGCCTGACCCGTAGTCGTTGCCGACCTCAATGAGGCCCTTTTTCTTAGCGACTTCGGCTCTGTGGTAGGCGCTCTTGGTTACGCATCCGAGGGCTGGGTTATATTCGGCGTTTTGAACTTTCGCGCCAATGATTTGAGTCCTAGTCCAAACTCGTTCCATGGGATTGCCACATTGAGGGCAATGTTCTGTGCGCGTGGCGTCCTTCATGGACTTGTCCACGTCGCCTTGGTACTCGCATTTTTCGCACTCGTAAGGGTAGTTCATCGCGTCCTCACAATAATGAGACCAATGAAGAAACCGAAAGTTATAACCATGTGACAAAGGCCGTATCTGATCCATTGATCGAACCACAGAATGGAAACTATGGTAGGAAGAATCATCCAAGTGAATAGAAATGGAATAAGCGCCCAGTCGTAATCACCGAGCTTCACAGCCATTTTGAATTCTTCAAATCTTTTTGGTTTCAGATTACGACCAATTCTCGGACCCAGGATTTTTGCCGGGGAGTCTTTTCAGTCGTTTGAGGTGCTCTTCAATAGTGATCTTTTTCTTGATCGCTTCTGGAGCCTGCGGGCGAATCTTTTCGGTCAGCCTTGCGGTCATGATACTCAAGTACCTACATGAGTCAAGAGCGTGGTCGTTTTGTTGGACTGGCAATTGGTCTCGCGCCTTATCATCTGGCCCCAAGTCCTCAGGCTCTGGATAGTGATAGGTCTCAAGTTCGTCTATAGTCATCGGGCTTGTGCCTTCAACGATCTTGTATCGCCCGGTCCTTATCAGTTCATAGTGAACGTCGAGGCCTCGTCTAACGTCATTCTCGGCGGCCACTGCACTTGATCTGATCTTTGCTTTTGTGAAGTATCGGTTCAGCTCTAAAATCGAGCCCGGTTGATCCGGCCCGCAATAGAACGTCTCGATGCCCCAAATAGTCGCTTGTTGAGCACAGACCGGAATGATGTCGTTGATCGTTAGCCCTGACTTGTAGTGCTCGGACACTTGAAAATGCTGGCCGGTTGGCGTGATCGCCCGAACCGTGAGCACGAATGGCTCTGTAAATCCCCAATCGATGCCTCCGAAGTACCGAGTCCCTGGAGGCAAAACCAGCTTATCCTTTGAGACCATGTTGGCGGCGTCATCAAAACACCCGTAAACAAGGCCGCTCATCTTGCCCCACTCACCTCCGTAGATCATTTGGAACCTGCGAGGATCCATGGTGTCTTTCTTGCGACGAAAGACCGCCTCGGGAAAATATGGGTTTTCGTTTGATGAGGCCTGAATGAGCATCACGTCTGAAGGCCTAAACTTGCCCGCCTTGTAGGGCTTGATCAGGTCCTTATAGATCCAGTTCAACGTGTATGGCGAAGTCGTGAGCAGAATAGGCGCATCTTTGAACGACGCACGAGCCTGAATGTTCTCCCAGAAATAGAGCGAGAATTTGCCGGCCTCATCCCCCCACACCGCTCGAATGTTCGTGATACCGACGATGGAGTCCGGGTCTTTGCCTGTTCGAAAGTAGATTGTAGGCCCATTATGAATTCTAAATTCAGCGTCAGTCTTGCTCCACGTTCCAAGATCTCCGAACACTCTTAAGAACGCAGGTAATGTGGACTGCTGCAAAATCTTGTAGGTTGGCGTAACAACTAGAAAATTGTCATGTGGGTCAGCGTTTTGACCGACTTGCCGAAGCAACCACGAGGCGCCGGCAGTGGTTTTGCCAAACTGAATCCCAGTGCCCAATACCGTGATCTTGGCGTCTGAGAATATGGCGTCAGATTGTTTCTGAGAGTGCGGTGAGAACTCTGAAATATCCAGATTGTTTCAAGGACGGACATGTCAGTCGTTAGGGAGCCGGAGCCCAGCGTCCTTGCCAGGAACCGGCTCGGACGTCGTGAACTACTTCTTCGCTTTTTTCTTGGCTGGCTTTTTCTTAGCAACTTTTTTCATATGACCTCCGTTACCCTACTTTAGTCTCAAGTGCCGCCCGAAATCTAGCCCGCATCTCGAGCACCGATATTTATTGTGCTCAGGACACTTTTCATAGACTTGCCCGTAGTGAACTTTCTTGTGCCCTGCGATCATACAAATGAGCCAATTAAATAACCTCATCTGGTCCCACTCCTTGCCCTGCTTTGATGGCCTTCTTTGCGCTTTTTCCATTCACAAAATCCACGGCAAACCCAGACAGCGCCTTTGTGTCAGGAATCAATGACCGATAGATTCCAAAGTTCGCCCCTTCTTTGAAGAGTTCACCAACCTGAATGTCTTTGGTCGCCACTAGGCGCCTTCGATGCTGCGTCACCATGTCTTTCTCTTCAGCACTAGGCCCAATCACTGACTCGTGCTTTCCATTGATCACTCGAATCATGGCCTTGAATTGATCAGGCAAAAGCGCATGACCGTTGTCGGGCCACGCTGGGTTGTCTCGAATCTTGAAATGCTTTTCGATTACCGTGGCCCCGTAGCCGACAGCCGACTGAGGCGCTGACAGCCAGTCCGTTGTATGGTCTGAAAAGCCCACTGGAGTGTCAAATGTGGCTCGAAGCTTCAGCATGACGCCTAGATCAACAATGCCCGCGGGATAGGCCGCCACACAGTAAAGAAGCGTCACTGGGCAATCGCACAAAAGCTCGAGTGCAGTCCTGATGTCCCCTTCTGTCGCGGCACCGGTCGATAGAATTACGGGCTTTTTGAACGAGTTCACTTTTTGGAGAATGCGCTTATGGGTCAACTCGGCACTTGCGATCTTGTGTCGCTTCACTAGCGGGTTCACGAGGTCGTACCCTTCAGGACTGAACGCAGTACACATGAATTCGATGCCGCACGCGTCGGCCTTTTCTTTGAGTTTTGGGAGCCAGTCTTCGTCAAGCCAGCTATACATACCTGTGATATTCGTCTCATCCTCATTTAACGGCGGTCGACCGTACAGGTCTAGGTCGTCGAACAACTGAAACTTCACCGCATCAGCCCCGCACGCCTTCGCCATCGGAATGGAATCTTTCGCGTCTTCGAATGTGGACCAATTTGACCCGACCTCTGCAATAACCTGAACCATAAATCCCCTACGTTAAATGAATTCCAGGCGCACCGATTCGGATGACGCCCGCGCTTGTTGATGTTGATTCTGTGTGTGTTCCGTTAGTTGTGACACCTTCTATCACTATGCTTGAACCGCTCAAGATGTTTGATGCAGCGGTGCCCGTGTTGACTGAGCCATCGAGTGCCGTGGCCAGTACAAGCGATGTTCTAGCAGGTCCATCAAGAGCACCCACTCCACTCACGAGAGTGATTGCGGTCGGGTCGACAACACCGTCCCATATGCAAAGCTCATCGAGCCAAAAATTAGACGTGGTGGCCGATGTTGCGAGACCTACAGCTATGGCGCTAAGGAAATCAGAGTACCACGTTGCTTCCATGGCGTTTGTCGGAGTGGCTTGACCAAGTAAAGTCCCACTGACATAGAAACTAGCCGAATTGGCGGCGGTCGTGCCGGCGGTAGAAAAGAAAAGGTCCAGGTAGTCGTTTGCGGTGTTTGTTGTCAGCGCTCCGAAGCTCACAGAGTTTAGGCAAGCTGAGTTGTCAGCCTGCCTACGTTGAACAACCACAATGTTGCCAGACGTAACAGCGTGGAAAACCTGAAGAATAGGCCCAACACCATTGAGATTCCCAATAGTAATGTACCCTCGGTTCCCGGCCGGAGCGCCTGTATAACCAATCTTGATACGCATGAGCAGCGAAAAGGCCCGATTGTCAGGCGTATTCTTTCTTCCAGAAAAAATCAGAGCCTTGCTTGCTGATGCACTTGTGAAGTCTATCAATCCACCACTCAGGTTGTCTGAGTCAGCATTGGCGGCGGTTGTAATACCTGTCGTTACAGAGGTGAATCCTCTTGCTGCACCAAGGTTTCTTCTAGGTGTTAACGAGTCCCCGCGTAAACTAAATAATGGTTCTGCCATCTGATTGAGCTTCCATTGCGTCAATCAGTTGTTGTGATGTTTGGATGAAGCTATTCAGACAAGGCAGGTTGATTTGATCGTCTGGTATCTGTGCTAGTAGCGACTTAAGCGAAGACTTGAATGGGCTCTTCTTGAATGCGTCGAGTTTTTCAGTTTTTAGCCGTACTTCTTCGGTAAGCCATGCGCCGATTTGTTGTTTCTCTTCAGGTGTTAGGTCCACGATGTCCCGAAATAGCCCGTCCCTACGTTGGGCGTGGGCTATCATGGTGCCCTTCTCTATTACCACACGAATCCAAACGTCTATGCCCCGAAGGGAGCGCGGGCCGAACTCAAAGCCAAGGTTCTCGGTGTCAGTGTCTACCACAACAAGCTCGACACCCGGGGCACTTGCCTCAAGACCAAGCTCTTCAACACACGCAATAAGTAGCGGGTCAGAAGTCTTAATGTTCGGGTACTCGGCGCCATCGCCGATCAACCACTGAATGGCCTTATCTGACAGTTTTATATTGTCTGAAAAGCCCGACCGATTAATCACCACTTTCATCAGAATCCTCTTTCTTAACGTCCAGGTACTCGTGCACCACGTCTTTGAATCCTATGTACTCTACTCCGCCCTCAAACCGCTTGATTGCAACCAATTTCTTTTTATCTGTCAACTCAACCTCTTCAATTGGCTTACCTACAAGTCTGGACCATATGGGCTCAAGCGGCTTTGGGTCTCCAGATTGGAGCGTTGAGAGAATCATTCTCACAAAGTAGGCGTCTTTGGCGGGTAGCTTGCCGTCTACAGCCAGCTTTTCGAGAGTTTCGACATCGGTCTCTAGGTACTTGGTGGCGAGACGCTGATATTGGTCCTTTGTGATCTTATTGATGCCTCTGAGTTCTTCAGGCAGCTTTGCAGCTCGACCGCCATTAGCGGCCAGTGGGTTCCCCTTCGGGAACGGAGTTAAACCAGATTTGTTTGGATTTTTGTTCGCCATTATATCTCTGTTTATATCACTGAAGCCACTGATAACAAGGCCAGTCTAGTCATCCCCGCCCTCCTTGTGGGGTTGGTAGGCGCTCGAGGATGCTGATGAGCCAATAGCTATCGTCCTCGTAAAGACAACCGGCACCTTTCAATCTATGCTTAATTTCCATTAACTCTGCCCTCTCCACCTCGCTTAGAGCGCGGGTTTCAGACTTGGAGTGGGGAATAGCCGCCTCTTGATCCAGTAACTTCTTAGTCTTCATCATCTCACGGCAAAACATCTCAGTTTCAATATCCCCAGCATTCATCGCATGGTGAAGATAATGAAATTCTAACCACCAATAGGCCCAGTGATGTTTGTTTCCTTTGAATTGCTCATCGTTCCACGGGTAGCCTTCAGGATTATTTTCTGTTTCTTCACTCATTCTCGCTCCGTTTCGGCTGGTTTCTTTCTTCGGTTCCAAGAATCGCGCAATGATTTCTCCAACCAAGATAAATCGAAACGCAAAACTTTTTGTTTCATTTGAGCTGGGCATTTGGAGCATGAAATCATCATTCCGTTCTTAGAGAACCTTTCTAATTTTGCTTCGCTACCACAAAAAGCACACGGACTTAGATCATCCATCACTCCCCCGCCTCGGTTGAGGTTTGTTTCTCTCTACTCATGTCTACCGTCCCTTTCGAGTCGCCTGGGTCGCTGGGTTTATCATTAACACAAAGAACTCCGCACTCAATGTCTGGCTCGTCAATTATTCGACCCATATCTGGCGGAAGCTCGTCGAGAAAAATTCTTACTCTCTTTTTCCCAACGTATTTTTTATTGATGGCTACACCCATGTTTCTTTCGACTCGCGACATACGTTCAAACGCTTCGGGAAAATCTTTTCTGATTTTATTCCAATAACCTGCTTGACCCTTCACACACCCAACACAATTATTATTCGGATAACCAAGAAGATACATTGCTGGAAGTGTGATTCCTGCGTTTTGAAGTATCGAAAAGCAATTCGACTTCGATATACCTTGTTCATATAAGGGAAACCAAGACTTTAAGTCCGGTTGTTCTTCATTGAACCGATCAATTCTTTTCTTCTCATCTGACGTAAAACCAAAAACGTGAGTATCATCTGGTAGTTGGTAATCTCGACGCACGTTCTTTTTTAACTCGGTAGTGCAACGAGCACCTCCGGGTCCGACAAGCCAGCCGGTCTCTTCAAAGACATGGAAAATGTCTTCGTACTTCTTAGACTTCAAGATCTTTATTTCTTTTCCGATCCACTTAGAAACATCATTAAGAAATCGGGCGTTATCTGGGTGCTCATATTTCAGTGTGTCACAGTACAGTATTTCAGCTTTAGGGAACTTCTCAACTGTAAGTTTGGCTGCAACAGCGCTGGCGGCACCACATGAAAACCAAGCTAAAGTTCTCATAGCTTCCCCACCCCCGTCGGCGCTTCGAGTTTCTCAAGAAATGCAGCGGCGGGGAATATGTCTTCCCATTTGTCACCAGGGGCTACGTTCACAGGAAGGCTCTGTGTTTTATATTTCTCAATCACCTCAATCGCCCTCAACAAATCCCGCGCCATATCTGCGGACTGGTTTGCTGCGAGAACGATGAATTCAAAATTTTGTCGTGCCATGTATTCTTTGTTGTCGTAAAAATACGTTAGCTTACAAATCTGATCCGTCGTAATTCGTGGGGAACTTTCGACTTCAATGCGATGCTGATCGCCATCTTCTAAGCGCTTCCACTCCCCCTGCGTCGCCTTTTCCCTCGCATCTATCAGCGCCTGAATCTTCTCGCGGTATTTGGTGCTCATCGCTCGGCCTTTGCAGAATCACGTTCACGCTGTTTTCTTGCCAGCTCAGCTTGAGCACACATACGAACGCCAGAGGCCATTCCATCTAAATAACAAAGCACAGTTTTTCCATCTTTATGGGTTGTGTCTACTGCTCTTGAAACGTCTTGAAGTTGAAACAGTAGGTCACACGCTACGGTGTTTATATTTTCATCTCTACTTGGTCCGCTCACAGCACCCTCCGCAGGTTGTTTGGTTGTTGGTCATGGATGCACCAAGCTGTTCTTAAGTTGGTCAATCGCTTGGGCTTTGTGCCATTGCGTGAACTGCCCGTGGTCATTATCTTCGGCGTATTCAGCTAGAACACTTCTCAGTGCTTCGACTTCCATCTCTAATAAGTGGAGCCAGAATTTAAGGCGTTCAGTTTCGCTCACACATCCCTCTTCCCTGTCTCGGGCGCTGGTGAAGTAAGGAGCGTCTCGGCTTCTCCGCAATATGCGTCGGAATAGATTGGATCAAGTTTCGCCAATAGTGAGTCCAGCTCTTTCCAAAGTTCAAATGGCAACACGCCCTTGTGAATATCAACGGACCCTTGTCCCCAAAGTTTGACTAGCATAGCGTACATCTCTAAACCGTACTCCCCCCTCCCAGGCTGGGTTTCTGCGCGGGCTTGCGCGAGGCCTGCTAGAAAGGCATCATGCACAATATGGGTTGTTATGACAATTTCGCTTTTACGCACTTTTTCAAACCACTCTTTCGCGAGCTTCTCGTCTTGCGGGGTCATGTAAACTCCTCTCGCACCAAGCGCCACATGTAACCAGCGGTTTTAACTACAAGCACAAGAGGCCAAGCAATTGTGAACCATACTGCATCTTGCTGTTTTGTTTCTTGCGAAATAATCCCGAAAATAATTACGCCGCAAATATAAAAAGTAAAAATAGTTAAGAACATCCCATCCTCCAGTTCAGTCTAAGATTTAAATGACAACTAGCTCATTATTGTAAATTGTCGGGTTCCCTTTGGACTGCACGACTTAAGATGATCTTTCATTGGCTCAATGAGAACATACTCAGTGTTGAAAATAATCGCTATTAAATCATCGCTTGCTCTACTCTTATGAATACACTCAACCTGAAGAGTCTTATTCTTCATTCTTCTGGCTCGCTTTATCTCCACTGAAAGTGGACGCTTACCCTCTTTGTGAACCCAACAGTCAGGGCCGTTTGCGTTTGGTTTATCGTTGAAATGCAACATACTAAATCCCAGTGCCGCAAATTCCCTAGTTACTAAGTCACGCACAAGTCCTCCTTTGGACGTTTAAAATTCAATCTAAAATTTCAATCGTGATGCGACACTTCTTGCCAGACATCTCGTCGCTAACAGGAATCACAAGCTTCACTCCATGCACCTTTGTTTCCCACACTATCGGCTTGGGAGGTTCGGTTTCCCAATCTGTCGCGAGTATATGCTTAGGGTGAAATTCACAACGAGGGCTCGGCTCGAACCACTGATCCCATGGTGTGTTTATATTTCTTATCCGCTTCCCACTACGCAACGCTGTAATTAAGTCCATTCACTACTCCTAAACGCCTCTACTTTAGAGCGTTTCGCAATCCTCTCAAAATACTCTCGCTTCCTTTTCAATATCCTCTCGTGATTCACGAGCGCCGCGACTGAGTTCAACGTGATCTCGCGCCCGATGTTTGTTTTGAATCCTTCTTTGTTTAGAGTCCACACGACCTCTTTCCTTGTCTGACCGCTCGCTAACAGAGCGAAGGCCCTTTCTTTCCACTCCAATTGATACCTCCCATGGTTTTTTAAGTCTGATTGATTCTGATATGAGCCAAGATAAGAACGCGATGACGGTTAGGATGAGCCAGAAGGTGATGAAGGCGAGAAGGATCATGAATCTATTCTCATGTGTGATACAATTGTTCTGACCAATCTTTTCCGTTGGTCCCAATCCTGCACGCGCTGGTCCCGAGCCAAACGAATCTCTTTGTTTTCTACTGCAAAAACTACTGTGGTAGGACCCTTATCTAGATACGCAATCAGGCTTGCTTCTATGTCGTAATGAGAGCCCATGACGTAAATTGCTTGGCCCGGCTTATACTTCCCATTTTCTAAAGAGATGCCACTAAACTCTAAGAGGCTCCCTGGTGGATAGATATTCACACCGCCCCCTTCTCTGCGTCGACCGTGTCATCGATGTACTGAATAAAGTTGTCCCACTCTTCGCGAGACGCACGCCTTCCGATCATCTTGACTGTGGTATCGACAAACTCGCGAACAGTGTCGGGCGACAGAGAACAGTGACCGCCAACGTTGTCCGGCCGGTATGTATTGTTTGAGCGGTAGTAGGTCTCTATGGATTCCCGAAAGTCTTTACCAAGTGGCGCATCTTTCAAAAGTGTCAGCCTTGGCAGGACCTCGTGGAACCATCCGTCAGGCAAATTTCTGACCATGACCCAAATTCCCTTGATGCGCGGTTCCGTATAGACCTTTTCGCCAAAAGCCTTTTTCAGCTCTTCCATGCAGACCGCAAATTCGGTGAGCTGCATCATGCAACTCCCGGTTTTTTAGAAAGCATGTCGATGATCGACTGGGCACCGCCGGCACTTTGAGCGCCATCAGGATAGGCCGGGTCCAGGAAGTTTAGAAACTCTCCGCCATCAAGGAAGTTGGTTAAGGTCGGGATAAATTCCACAGCCGTGTTCTTTCGCGCGTAATAGGCCCTAGAATTGGCGAACGAGGTTCGAAGCGACTCATTGGTCGCCTTGCCTTCTCGAATCAACCTACGCATCGTACGTTCGTCGGCGTTAGGTGCCGATCGACCAGGATAGGTTTTTCGAATTTCTGAGATTTCTTGGTTATTGAACCGGTCTTCGAAATCTGAAGCCGAACTATCTGCGCTGCGTTTGAACGGGGAAGTTGGCGAAGGGGTCGAATTCTTCTTTTCGAAAACCGCCTCTTTTTCTTTATCCTTTTCCTTATCCTTTTCTTTATCTTTATCCTTAGCACCTTGCAAGGGGCTTGCATGGTCCTTCTTTTCACGAAGTTTACTAAGTCTCAAAAGAACGGATGCATGAACTTTGTTGGAAGGATTGAGACTTCCGTACTGAAATTCAATGAACGCTGGAATGTGAATTTTGTCTTGTTCGACCCATTCGACGCGACCCTCAAAAGCCGCCGAAAGTTCGGCACCACTGACCGACTCTCCGATATGGAACTGAAGCGCCTCCCAATCGACGCTCCAAAGTCCGGCATGATCACATCGATCAACGATGTACATCCATACGCACTTTAGTTTCGGGCTCAGTTTCCTGAACCAAGCTTTGCCCCATTTTTCTGTATCCGTGAAACGCTTTGCCATGCTCCCCCCGAGCCGATGCCGACGTTAAAAACTAGTCTTGAATTAGATGAGTCCTGCGATAAGATGATGGAAGTTTGAGGCCTTTTCTGGCCGATCAGAACAGTGGCTTAGTCCTACTGTAGTCCAACGCATTGTCTCCTCCGCTATAGGTAAACAATGGTCATTATCTGCATAATAATCAGATATGGATTTCCTATTTAGTAGTAGTGATTTCGAGTAGTTAAGAGACTCTAAACCAATTCGGTCGGCGGTCCTGTTCAGACCACCATTACTTTTCCTATTTACCTCTAAAAACATAACCCCTCCAAAAACTTAGTCCTACCCTTATCCAACTCGAGTTTTCCACATTAGAAAAACTCGTCTTCTCCCTTGATCTTGACCGCCTCGCCAAGCTCACCGATGTCCTTGATGTCTAAATGCTCATATATTTTCATAATCGTTCGAACAGACGATCCCACCTGCTTCGCTACCCAGACCACTGACTTGCCTTGCCTGAGCCATGACGTGATCGCAGTATGACGCAGGTCATGAAACCGCTTCGTTACACCGGCCTGATTCTTCGCGGACTGCCAAAGATTATCCAGTCCATTAGTCGTCATGTGCTCGCTGCGGTCTCGAAGCTTTGGAAAGACCCATTTGGATTCTTCAATAAGCCCTCGGTACCTCTTCAAATTATCTAGGACCGACGAGCTAACCCACATTTTGCGAGGCCCGGTCTTGCCTGAAACGGTGATGTAGTTCTGTTTCCAATTAATGTCTGACCATGCGATGCCCACGATCTCACCGATACGCGGCCCGCATTTGTAGGCTAAATTGACCGCCATCCTAACTGAAAATGGGGCGCATTTAAGAATACTTAAGATTTCGTCATCAGTGAATTCTTGGCCTGCATCTGTTTCATCTGTCGGGTCTGTGAGCTTTGGAACTTTCTCAAGCTTGTTCTCACCAAACGCATACCTAAGAATCAGGCTCATGGCCTTTTTGTCGTTAGATAGAGTGCGTCCCGTTTGACTGTTCAGGTACTTGTTCCACTCGCCCGGAGTGATCTCTGCGAGTCTAAAAAGGCCCCAATATGGGTCAAGGTGATGCTTAACCGCGTTAGTAATCCTACGATGTGTCGTTGCCTTAACCGTTGCCGCATAACTTTCCAAAAACGCATTGGCAGTTTCTCGAAACAATAAGTGTATTTGCTTCTTTTGAGCATGACCTAAAAACTCTCTGACTTTTTCGTCTTTAAGTTGGATCGCGGTTTTTTTGTTCTTTGTATCAAGAGTCTCGAACAGCGTGCCTCTGCCCTGCCTAGAAATCTTGACGTAGTACGTCCCAGACGACTCATGCACATAAAGATAGTCGGTACCAGGACCTTCAACGCGCTTATAACTCACGCCACTTGCTCACACTTTTTAAGGTACTCGTACAACGAATCACAGAAAATCAAAAGGTGCTTACCTGGTTTCGTTGCCCGAATCTTACCAGCCTTGATCCATTGCCGAATACTTCGAATCGAAGCGCCGGTCATTTCGGACGCCTCTTCTATTGTGATCGTGATTTTCTTACTCATGATGCCCCCTTCAGTTCTCTTTCTTGAATCATATTTAAAATATTTTGTTTTGCATTTTTTCCATGTAGCCATCTTTGAAAATCAGCCAACGTGGCAATGGCTTCTTTGATAAAGACCGGAATTTCTGGCTTAAGAGATCTCTCCATATCCACCCATAAAACCAGCCATCTAAAGTCGAAAGACTCACCGCGCCTGCTGTGCCCTTTTGGATGCAAGAACTGCGCGCTCGAATCGACCAGATCTTTAGCCAGGAAATAAGTCATTCCGTTGATCATGCCTGGCGCTAGATTAAATTTTTTCGACCAAACTGATTTGATAGATCCAGCGTTGGCTCCAGGCCGATTAAAAAACTTCGCCTGAGCAGTTAAGGAAACAAGGCCCGACATGCGCGCGAGTTCAATGAGCTGCGAATCTGTCCAGCGAATCTGTCGAGGCTTTCGACTGACGCCATAGTACTTATCCCGATGCAGAATACTTTTTATCTTTATATCCGGAAACGCCCACTCGGTAGCCTTCCATCCGTACTCCGAATAAAAATCGGTAACCTGCTGAACAAGAGCCAGATTGTTAAAGTACTTCCCATTTTGCGCGCAGAATCGAACATGTCGGCATGATCGTTTCAAATTTACTTCTGACACACCAAGCGCCTTGGCAATGTCGCGCCTGAGCATGGTTGTTCGATTCCTTTCAGCAAATGAAACCTGCGATGGAGTTAGTGTCCCCATCGGACTGCGCCGTATTACTCGTACGCATGACCGACACCTTTTTCGATTGAAATGGCCCCGAATAGGTTTCTTACAGGACAGGCACTCTCGTATCATTCGAAATCTTGTCCTTCATCTTCTTTCGCCAGAAATCTTGCGGCCTGAAGAGCCGTCTTAATTGTGAGGTTCAAGTTCTGAACGCAATTACAGGCGGCGTTAACAGTATCAGGTGTAATTTTATCTTTCGTCACTTCACGAGCCATCTTCTGTAATTGATCAACCGTTTCCTTGACGCCAAATCGGTCGGACACATGAGCTAAGGCGCTTCTTCGTCGTCCTCGCTCATCAACCTTTTCCACTTGCCCCGTAACGGTTTGGCTTTTTTGTAGTTCCTTACTGCCCATTTTGCTGTCCCCTCTTTGATTCCAAAACCCATTAAAACTTCTAGCAATTTTTCTTCACCGTCTTTGATGTTGTTGTCAGATTCGCTTCCAGGAGTTGGCAGCTCTGCCACGCCAACTCGTGTATCTCCGATAACGTCACCAAGTTTTGCCGAATCTTCGTTCGTACTGTCGAGAGGGGCATCAAAGCTGATTGTTCTAAAGCCTGAAAGTTGCCCTTGAGGACTGCTGAGTAGCCTTTTATCAGCTCGCAATTTATCTCGATAGTTTGCAAAGCACCAATCGAGTTTAACGTAGGTGTTTTTTTCGGACGCGATGATGACACACTCTTGCGCGAAATCTTCGGCGTCGTCGCCGAGGCCCATACGGAGTCCGTAGGCTTTTGCGTTTTTCCAGATCTTTTCAAGATCGATTTCAATTTTGATGTCTCCCCATATTCACCCAAAGTAAAAGTACCCCAAAGCAAAGTAGTATCGGCCCCATTGGATAGGTCGCTATGAACTCACCCATGACGTGGCCCAAATACTTCTGACATCGCACGAGCGAATCTAGACGGTCTGTCTAGTTGGTCCATTCTCTCGATGATGCCAGTGTAAACAAAGATTCGTTCCTCAATAATCTGACGGTCTTGCGGGCGCAAGTGAGCAGCATTGACAATGAAGTCTTGCTCTGCCGCCACAAGGTCATCTAAGAAGCCGCGAAGCTGGGTCCATTTGTTCATGCGCTCCTCTCATCTTCTAATTGGCGGTCTGCGTGTTTTTGTTCGATTGCTTCTAATAGATCGTCGGCAATTTCAGATTTTCTTTCAGCGTCGATTGCGTCAGCGATGTCGATACCTCGCCACATGACCACGATCACAACTGAATTATGGTCACGAGTGGTATAGTAAGCATCGGCGTCTTGGTAGCCTAGATCACCCATGTAGATTTGAACGGTCATTTCGCACCTATCTTGATCGTCGGATGCTCGCCCTTGGTTTTGTCGTTGAAGTTCGGGCAATATAGCGATGTGCCTGCTTTTGAAACTTTCATAGCTGTTCCACATAGCGTACAAGACGGCGGACCGTCTGGATTGCCGGCCTGAGACTGGTTGTTCTCTTGAGGCTTGGTTGAAACTTTAGTCACGTTTGGAGATTTAGATTCTGGCTTAGTTTCAGTGGCAGCGGCACCAGTAGCGCCCGCATCTTCAGGGTCATCAATGTCTTGAGTGAAAAAGTCAGAGGCACCGGTTGCGAGAATGACCGCGCCGACCATTGCCCGCTTTTGAGACATCTTAGAAAGCGTATTCATTATGTCGCATACAGGTGTCGGCTCTTTAACAGGCTCCCTATTAACCCACTTTGTTCGCTCTTTGTATTTCACTTCTTGCGAGTTACATGTACCTTCACACTCTGCGATTGTAACACCGCTTTTCATATGAAAAACCACGGCCTTATAAGTATACATCGCGAAATTGTCGCGACGGTCTAGAGTTTCCGAGATGCGTTCAAAGCGAACACCGAGGCCAAAAAGTCGAAGCAACTTTTCTGCTCCAGGCTTATAGAGGGAATTTTTTTTCACACCTGGAATGATGCCATAATCAACGTCTTTTCGAAGTTGGCCAGATACGAATTCCATGAGCATCCGGCGCTGATCTTTCAAAGCATCGAAATCACTTTGAAGCAGTGGCAAGTTTGAGCCGACATATTCGCTCGGAGCATTTGGAATCTTTTCGACTAATTCGTTTTTCATGCGGCCTCTTTCAGAATAGGGGTTACATGTCTCCGCCCATCCTTGTTACATTTTTTCAAATGATCAGACATTTTTTCGAAATGGATTCGACGGTTAGGCAAAACGATAGCGACGTAATCATCGCCATGACGCCATTTAGAAACGGCATTGACATAATATCGTCCCGAAATCGAGAACGCTGTCTTAACTTCGAATGTCACAGCCTCACCGTCAAAGAGAGCCGTTACATCGGAACCCTTGTTTGTCGTAAGCTTTGTCATAAACCCATGCTGTCTCATGAAATCTGAGACCAATCTTTCTGATTCTCTACCTTTTCGGATTGGACCATAAGTCACATTATCGATTGATAAGTTCTTTCTTTTACGAACCTGAGCATTTCGGCAAATGGAGCATACGTTTCGTTTGACCATTTTTGGAAATTGTCCGCACAGTACGCAGTTCATTTTTTCCCCTTGCACTGGCTCCAGTAGCCACACCAGTCCTTCGAACAAAACCATTGACCCTCCGGCGCGTACTGGAACTCACCACGTTCTATCGACTTATGCATAAGACGTATTGATTCGAACATTCGCTCTCGTTGGCCCGGACCCACTTCGCCCACAACTTTCTGGTATCGAGGCTCTTTATGTTTAGTGATCACATCGAAGATAAAGCCCTTAGCTTTTTTACCAGTCTTCGCTTCGTGAGCAAAATCGTACATTGTCGCCTGCAAGGAGTCGTTCACTGCGTCTGGGCTGTACTCTGCCTTTGAGGTCTTCGTGTCTCTGATGTATTCGTCTTTGTCTGTTAGATCTAGAGTGCCGCCGAGCGCGTAACCTTCATCGGTTTCAAGGCGAAAAGCATCTTGAACCGTCTTAGGTTGAATCGTTGGCGCTGCATCTCTGTGATAGACCTTGAGCATCTTAATGCCCTGATCTTTAACCTTGCCCGAGTCCTCGCCATCCCATGACGTAGCCGGGGCCTCTTTGTCAAAACAAGAGGAGTAGGCGTCAAGAACCTCGGACTCAGGCAGGTCAATTTGAGTGTTAACTTTTTGATTTAGATTGGCAGTGACCGCGACATCGACCGATTTTCCCAAGGTCAAAGCAGCTTTTGGTGGCAGCACGTAGCCCATGAGATATCGATACATGTACTGTCGCGGGCACTTTAAAAACATCGCAATTGAGGACTGGTGATATTCAGGCAGTTTGATATCGCTCATTTATTTCTCCAATATTCGAGGAAGTCGAACCAAGTAATCAGGCCACGTCTCAGAGCTTCGATCATGTTCAAGTCTTTGATATCCATCGCCGCCTCACTTTTTTACAAACGAATGCCCTAATTTCATTTTCTGAAACTTCGATTAACTTAAAATGTTATGTCTTAGGCGCTTAAGAGGCTTTCTCCCCTGCCAGGGAGAAACCGTCTTTTGCCATTTCGTCGAGCAATACGTCTCGCACCCATGTTTCGGGTTCGCTGACATATCGTCCGGCTATTAATTTGTCCGTCGTTGAGGGGCTCACTTCTCTCAACACAAGGCGCGAGTACGCCACATGTTTTCCTATCTTCTTCGCCCACTTAATTACGGTCGTTTTCAAGTCTTTGTTTGCCATACTTAAAACCAGTTTATGCGCATTTAGAAATAATTGATAGCTTTTTATGCGCATTTGAGAATTTTATTTTGCGCATTTGCGCAAGTAGGCTTAACTAGTGGATATTTATTCATCTTATTTTGGGAAAAGATTACATGCCGCTATGGTCAAGTCCGGCCTAAATCAGACCAACTTCGCCCTAAAACTTGGGGTTAATCAGTCCCAAGTATCGAAATGGGTCAAGGGTAAGGACCTGCCAAAAAAGACGCCTATCGAGGATATATGCCAGGTCTTAGAAGTCCCCGTCAGTTGGTTTTTACCACAGTGGGATTTAGGTGCGCTTAACGACAAGGTGCCAGGCACTACCCTTTCTTACGGCGGCGTGCTCTTTCAACTGAAAGATGTACAACCCGTTTATCGCGCTCTAGCTCTTTCACTTCTTTATCTGAAAGATATGCTTCCCGATGACGGGACTGTGTCAGAGGGGGACCGTAGGTCCGTTCTAACTCTAATAAAAGATCTTTTAGCAAAGCCCTAATTCTATCCACAACAAACGTACCGCATACCATAGCATCGGAGTATTCCCACATCTCATAACGAGCCAAACGGCTAAAGTTTAGGACATTATGTCCGATAAGTAGTTATGAAATATATTTGGGTTGTTCTAATTTTGGCTGGATGTGCGACACCTTATAAACCATATTCCTATACCGTCCAGACGGGCACCGGCGGATACCAGGACCGCACACTTGGCGACGGAACCATGATCGCCGAATTTTACGGCAATCAATACAGCTCATCGAAAGAGTGCCTGGACATGGCCACAAAGCGGGCGAATGAAGTGTGCGCGGGTCAGAATAAAGTCGCAAAGATTCTTGATTTGAACAGCGCCGCGAATGTTGGCTCTGGCCCGTATAACGCCATGGCCTCTGCGCCCGAAGCTAGAGTCAAATACCGCTGCGAATAGGCATACTATTAACGCATAGAAACGTTCTACTTATTCTTTTGACGCATAAATTAGGTTTTCGTTTCATGAGCCCATGGAACTGAAAGACTTATTATTTGCAGCATCTCTGGGGCTTAACGCCTTCACGCTTTACAAACTCAAAACAGACAAACCAAAGAGGGCCGAGTCATACGATGCCAAGGCCCTTCTCCGAGATTTGTTGAATGGTGACAGCCTCATAAGGATCACCAGGATCGCCCCAGAGGACGTATTTTTACGCTCCCCAAAGGACACTGAATGAAAATTTTTATTACAGGCGGCACGGGTTCGCTTGGCACTGAAGTCATTAATAAACTTCTGGCCGATGAGACTGCCAATCATCAGATATTTATTTACTCAAGAGATGAGTTCAAACAAGCGCTTGGTCTTAAGCACGAGAGAATCACCAAAATCTTGGGCGATATAAGGGACGCCACTAGGCTTGTCGAGCAAACCAGGGGCATGGACATGATTCTCCATTTGGCAGCACTTAAGCGAGTGGATTCTTTGGAAGAGAACCCAGAGGAAGCCATCCAGACCAACGTCATTGGAACAATGAATGTGCTTCAGGCTCAGAGAATGAATAGAATTCCACGCGTAGTCTTGTCATCAACCGATAAGGCTGTGGCACCAATAAACACTTATGGAGCAACGAAGCTTCTATCTGAAAATTTGGTACTACGAAACGGCAACAACGTAGTTTGCAGGTATGGAAACGTCATAGCATCCAGAGGCTCTGCTGTTTCTGAGTTTTGCCGCACGCTTAGAATGTCCGAAGCCGTTTACATAACAGACAAGCGCATGACTCGATTCTGGATCACGCTTAACGATGCGGCTGATTTCGTTCTCAGTGGCGCATTTGGCAAAGACGGCGGCCTTAAGATTCCAGATATCCGAGCCTCCTCTGTTCTTGAAATGGCCTCTGCAATTGCCGACCGCCTCAACGTCAAAGACTACAAGGTCCACGACATTGGCATTCGTCCAGGTGAGAAGCTTCATGAGTCTCTCTCTCATGATTTGCACTCTAACACATGCCAAAAGCTGTCACAACAGGACCTCTCGTCAATGCTCGATTATGCTCTAGAGGCACGAAATGCTTGATTTGATTCAAGGCTACAAGTCCAACCCGGTAGTTATTCTCGGCGGCAACGGTTCAATGGGCCGACGATACCAAGCGGTTCTAAAGTATCTGAAGGTGCCATATTTAGCCGTGGACATTGGGTCCTGGGGCAACATGGATGAGGTTGTAGAGAATACCTCTCGAGTAATTATTGCGACACCTACAGAACGACACATTGATCACATTCGATTTTTCAATAGGCCACACCACAATATCTTTTGTGAAAAACCGATCAGCACAGAGCCTGGAAAAGTTGAACAAATTGTTTCAGAACTCAAATGCAATCTCTCTATGTCTTTACAATACAGCGTTTTGACCGCGGCTGGATCTGTCGGCCCTTCTCTCTATGATTACTACAACCACGGCAAGGACGGTCTTCTCTGGGATTGCTTCCAGATTATTGCGTTGGCAACGGGAGAAGTTTCGATCAAGGAAACGAGCCCAATTTGGAGATGCACTCTCAACGGGCTTCAGCTTTCACTTTCTGACATGGACCTCGCCTACATCGAATCAATTAGACGATGGCTGAGCTATCCGGGCCAAAACTTAGACGAAATTGTGAACATGCATTGGAAAGTCTTTAACTACGGGAAACAACATGGCCTCAACTAAGGTTTTGATAGCAATTCAGGCGCGAAGCACCTCATCCCGCCTACCAAGAAAGGTATTTCAGAAGATTGGCAATAAGACCATGCTCGAGCACGTTGTCGATGCGTGCAGAGGCTCGGCCAAATACATCAACATGCATTCTTACAGCAAAAAGATCGAAGCTGACGTTGCGGTTCTGGTTCCTGAAGGTGACGAAATTGCTTATTCGCTAGGGTCCAGAATTTCGGTTTTGGAAGGAAGCGAGAAGGACGTTCTCTCTCGCTACAACAAGGCCCTTCTTACATTTAACCCGGACTACATTGTCCGAATCACCGCCGACTGCCCGCTCATCCCGCACTTCTTGATTTCTAAAACCATCAATTGCGGTGTGCTCAACAAGCACGACTACTGCTCTAATGTTGACGAAAATTTCAGAACCGCGGTCGATGGCTTTGACTGTGAAATCATGAGCCGAAGGGCTCTTGAGTGGCTCAATGAGACCGCGACACTCCCACAAGACCGGGAACATGTGACCACTTTGATTCGAAGATCCCCGCCCGAATGGGCATCGATGGGGAACATCATTGGTTACATCGATTTTTCAAACGTCAAACTTAGCGTCGACACACAAGAAGACTTGGACCGGGTTAAGGCGATGCACTCGAAAATTTCTAAGGCTATTGAGCTTGCGGAGAAGAAAAATGGCAAGAGCGCTGTCTACAGATTTTAGTGTTGAAGAAAACACGACATGGGACCAACGCTCTAGGCTTGCGATAGCTCATGGAGCGCTGACAAATTCTAAGCGGCCGGAGTGTTTCATCAAGGGCGTGTATCCGACCCATGTCACCTACGGCAAAGGCTGTTACTTGTATGCCCAAGGCAAGCGATACACAGACTTCATTTGTGGGCTTGGCACCAACCTTGTTGGATACGGCCATCCGCGCATCAACCAAGCTATTGAAAAACAGCTTTCACTTGGCGGCATCACGATGTCACTAGGCTCAGAGCTTGAAGTGACCACGGCTGAGCGTTTTAAAATGCTGTTCCCCTGGTGTGACCGGGTTAGGTTCCTAAAGACAGGCACCGAAGCTGCTATGTCGGCAGTCAAGATCGCAAGGGCCGCCACGGGCCGCACATTGCTATTGTCTGAGGGCTACCATGGGCATTGGGAGGGGTTTATTTCGCTCACTCCTCCAGCACTGGGCTGTGTCCAAAGTGATCGCCTAGACGTGCGCCTATTGGCGACCAATCGAGAAATGATCAAAGAGGCCGCCGCCGTGATTGTCGAGCCAGTCATGACCGACATGTCTGACGAACGAAAACAATGGCTCATTGCTTTACGAGAAGAGTGCACAAAGCACGGAACCCTTTTGATTTTTGACGAAATCATCACGGGATTTAGAACTCCAAAATTTAGCTTTTCAAATTACTGGGGCATAGAGCCTGACATTCTGCTTCTAGGTAAGTGCATCGCCGGAGGACTTCCTTTGTCAGTAATCCTTGGGCGAAAAGAAGTCATGGAGTGCGGAGAGTATTTTGTTTCGTCCACGTTCGCAGGTGACACTCTGTCTCTCGCGGCATGTGTGGCCACGATAGACTTGCTTGAAAAAGAGCTATCGCTTGAGGATCTGTGGCACTCAGGTACCCGATTCACCAATCTAATGAATGACGCTTTTAGCGGTGTTACACTGTCGCCAAATAGTGAAAACATGCCGTTGATGCTTGGCTTTCCTGCCAGAGGGGTTTTTAGCGCCGGTCCGCTGTCCACGGAAGCGAGAAACCTCCTCTGGCAGGAGTCTGCCCGGTCTGGAATTTTATTCGGCCCATCTTGGTTCATCAGTTTCGCGCACACTCGCGAGATTCTGGACTCTGTGATCAATGCCGCTGGATCTATCGCGCTAAGAATTAAATCAGGAAACGTAAAACTAGAAGGCGCTGCACCCGTGTCGCCATTCGCCCAAAGAATGAGGAGCTAACATGACCACAAGTCAAAGAATCGAGACGTTGAAAGAGAAATTGAAAGAAGCGAAACAAGCAGAGGCTGTGGCACTTCAGAAAAAAGGTGAATTCAACGACTTTCTGGCTGAAACACTTAGAGCCAACAGCATTCCAGAGAATTTCAATCTCGTTGATGTGATTGAGGCCTTTGCTCCAAAGGTTTTGGACCGCCCATGATTTCTTTCGACAGAGGCGTCTTTTTGGACACAGTCAAAGAAGAGTCTCTCAAGAAAATTCTCAAATGGAGAAATAATCCACAAATATGGCAGTGGTGCCGACAAAACGACTTGATCCCGTGGAGCAATCACGAGAAATGGTTTCTTTGGCAGTCTGAAAGTAAAGACGTTAGAATGTATGAGATTCACAACTCTAACCATTACTTGGTTGGAGTCTGCGGACTCACTTCAATAGACATGCTGAATCAGCGGGCCGAATTCTCGCTCTATATCGGCCCTGAATATCAACAACTCGGCCTTGCCAAAAAGGCCCTTGCTACATTGCTTGATCACGCATTTTTGAATTTGAACCTGCGAACGGTCTGGGGCGAATCATTTGATAAGAACCCGGCATGTGGCATGTTCTTAAAATTAGGATTTCAAAAAACTGGCCTGAGACGCGATCACTACTTTCGAAGCGGAAAATTCATAGACGCGCATCTTTTTGATATCACTAAACAAGAATGGGAAAAGGTGAACCATGCCGAATGATTTTCTCTTAGGTACTGTGACCGGAATAGGCGCATGCATTTTTGCCCATCTGTTTGTCACGTTCTTCCGAAAAGTAGATGTGATCGAGGTCGCTCGGAGCGATGAGACCCCTATTGGCTCTAGGCCTATACCATTTCTGAAAAAGTCCAAAAGGGTTAAACCCGTGGTCAGGGATGATGAAGAGGCTTGGAAAATCGAAAACGGCGCCATTCAAAACCGTCATCAATCAGACCCTAAGGCCTAAAGAACCTTCCTCCGGGCCCTGGGGTTCGAATGTCGACATGAACCCAGTTGGATTTTGGCAGATTTTCACATCTGAGCTTCATTTCTTCGAGCTTTGGCTCAAGCCATACCCGCACATCGTCGGCAATCATGCCTGGGATGCTGAAATCAACGGCCATGCCCTTCGTATGACTGGAATTGACTGCGCCTGCAACGCCATGTGGTGACTTCCAATCGTTGTAATTCGAGGGCCTAAGCCAACTCAAGATCACCAAATCCTTGTTCAAGAGATTTGATATTTTTTGAAGTTTGAGTGCCACGTTGATGATGTTTTCCTCTTGCTCTTTTGTTGGAATCACATGAACAGACCATCGAGGCAACCACAGCGCCTTTGCCCAAGTAAATCTGGTGTTTGCTATAGGAGAAGACAACGAGTCAAAGAGACTCATTTCTTCTTTTCCACTGTGGCGACAAAGTTCATGTCTATGAGTTGTTTTCTGACGACTGGGTCAGTTAGGTCGTAGGCGTCCATTTTCATAGCTGTTTTGATACAAATTCCCAGGACCTTTTTCACGCAAACCGGATACCAGTATTCAAAGCCTGGAAGCTCAGGGCTAATGTGAAGTTTTCGATATGCTAGCGTTGGCGGCGAAAGTATCAATAAGGACGCGCAGCTCGTGCTCAATCCGATCAATAGCAGCGTCATTACGTTGACCGCGAGGCTTGTTGTCTTCTTCATAGTGTTCTTTACGAAGTTCGATCAGTCGATTTTGCAATTTGGTCTTTTCCTTGTGGTCCCATATAGAGAGCGCCGAGGCCAATGCCTCGGCTAGTGCGTCGAACATTACGGAACCAACTTTTGCGGTAGGACTTTGTCGAGTAACTCCCCAAGCTTAATGAGGATTGCGCCGACTTTCTTCACTCCCGCACCAACTAGATGCAAGATGCTAAGTGGCTTTTGCGATGGAATAAGTCTTAGGACGAATTCTAAAACAAATGCGATTGATGCCGAAGCGCCAACTGCCGAACCCAAAAACGCCAAAATCTGATCTAAAAACTCCATGTCTTCTCCTGTTCGCGCTTCATTGCGCTTATTTACTAATCCAATGCAAAATTAAACTACTGACCAATCCTGTAACTGTTCCAGCGGCGCTCGCGGCACCAACGAGCCACATTCGAAAATCCCAAAGCGAGTCGACTTTCTTTTCGATTTTTTCTACCTTCGACATAAGAAGTTCAAATGCTTGCGGGTCCATTATTTCTCCCTACCTAATCCGAACCGCAGTAATTCGACTCTGATAGTTCACGTTGGTGTTCGAAGTCGATGTTAAACCTTTAAGGTAGTAAGTCGTTGTCGAGGCTGGTGTGACGATATACCCTGAACTTCTTAAACCGAACCTTGATCCGTTAGCGGTCGGCGGTGGCACAATCTCGTGACCGTTTGTTTGAGCGCTTACCCCTGTAGAAGACGTCCCACTAGCAGTTCCGATGTAAGCACCAATAAAAGTGCAGGATGTATCGGAAGGGCTAATCCTAATTTGTACCTGCCAGCTTATTGACCATGTACCCGATGTAAGTTCAATGGTGTCCAGATCACCATAGATGTCTGCGGCAAAAGGCCAAGTGGTTTCATTGACGGTCTCAGTGATAATCTCGCCGACGTTGGTCCATACGGCAGCGGCACCCGCTCCAGCAGAAAGCAATGCGTAGCCCGATGTCCCCGCACTTGTTGGAAGCGTTAAAGTGTAGCTTGTAGCAATTGTTGGCGCGATCAATCTCACGGACTTCGCGGCACTGTCATCAGAGCCAAGATAGAGACTCTTCAATCCAATCGTTGCAGACCCAAAGTCATAAGAAAATGTCGTCTTGATCGGAATGCTCGAAGCGAGAGACCCCGTGACGGTGATGTCGTCCGAACTAGCGTTTCCTAGAGTGACGTTTCCATTGAATGTCGCGGCACCTGCACAAGTCAGTGCGCTGATCGAAAAATCTTTTGTACCGTCTGTCATTCCATTGATCAGATCGGTGAAGTTTGTATTTACCTGAGAAGCGTCAGCCGCGGTCGAATTTGCGAACGTATATGTTACTGATGGTCCTGCCATATCATTTTTTACCTGCCTGGTTTTTCAGTCTTTGAAGTATTATTTGAAGCTTTTCGTTTGGGTCGGTTTCAAGGTTTTCTTGTTGTGGCGAAAGCGCTTTTACGCCAACAGCCGCGGCCTCTGGGCGTGACATAGCGCTTGGGCCTAGTAGTGGACCTGCTGAGTTGGTTGTGGTTGGTATGTCTAAGCGAAGACCTGACTTAGTCTTAAGGCCCCTTGCGCGGCCCTTCATTCCCTCAATTATGTAGTCGTTCGAAAGAGAAGAGCCAATAGCCTCAGGGATAGCGCGGAATACATTAGAAGCCCCAGTGCCCGAGCTAGATAGGACTGAAGGTCCGAAGCTGTCACCGAGTCTAATAATTTCACCAACGCCCGCAATTTCGTCTGGCTCAAAGAGCCGAGCGGCGAGTTCTTTTTTGTTTCTAAGTGCGGAATGTAGCGTCCCGAAGGTGAAGGCACCATCTGGATCACGTTTGACGAGGTTTTCAAGAAAGGCCCCCTTAACTTGCCCGAGAGTCTCAGGGTCGAGGTACTTTTTCAAGGTTTCTAGCTTCTGAATGTCGCCATTCATGACTAAGGCATCAAATAGCTTGTCCGGAGAGAAGTCCTTGTTCCCCAGAATCTTACCAAGGGATGACTTGTCGCCAAAAAACTCGCTCATAATTCGGTTATTGTCCATTAATTGGTCCGCAATCTCATCGCCTAGCTTGCTTCGAGTGGTCTGAACCAAAGCCACGTCAATATCGCTATAGAGCTTTCGAAGGCGTTTCACGTCGGGAGGAATATCAGCCAAAACATTCTTTGTTTTAAATGCCGCATCACCAATAAGTCTCTGGGCTTGCAAAATCTGCTTGTAAGAGCCATCGGTCATCCTGATGGCATGAGCGGCGTCGACCAATTGCTTGCCTTGAGTGCGTTGAGAGGCCGTAATGCCTCGCTCGGCAAGGCCGGCGCCATAGTTCTCAAGGGAATCAAGGCTCTTTGCTAGGTCGTCCATTGCGTTCGGCGAGAGCTTCATACCTGGTACTGAATTGACGATAAAATTATGAGAAACGTCGATCTTGTCGAAAAAGTTGTCTACAGCATTATCGTAGGACTCGCGAATGGCCTGACCGGCCTCGTATTTTCCAGTAGGGGCGCCGTTTGAGATTTTCTGAATTTTCGTATTGTAAGCGCCTTGAACTTGCCGGTGCGCCTCTTGAAATCTTTCAAGGTGCGGCTGACCCAAGACTCCCTCTGCGCGTTGCCTCGATGCACGAGAAATAAACGAATTAGGACCGAACTCCACAGACGCAGGCAAGGTCGAAGGATCGATTCCATTCTTTTCAGCGATAGCTTTCAATTCGTCAAAGTTTTCAGCTACGCGTGGGGAAAGTATGCTGCTTAGAACTTCGCCCGTAGCTCTAGCGGTGTCCTTGGCAGTCTTTTGAGCGACTTCGAATGCTCTGCCCGCCCCTACAAGTTTAGCGCCCGCCTCCGTTGCCGCTAAAGCCCCTCTTCCCGCCATTTTTGCGCCGGCCACAATTCCTTTTGAGCCAAGCTTTGCGATAGTGCCGACAGGAATGGCAAGAGTTGGGTCTGCGAACACGTCGATGCCGACGCCCGCCATATCAGCATTGCTAAATTGCTCAGAGCCAGGAGTTACGAGGCCCGCATTCTTTCGGGCTGTCGCAAGCCCTGGATTGAATTGTTCGTCGAATTTTTGTTGATCCTCTGGGGTCATCAGTGTTTTACGCTGATCACTGAGACCTGCTTTAAGCGCGATGTCTTTGCCGGTAGGTGCTAGGTCTGGGTCGTTGCCGAACTGAGCGCCGAACGCAGAGAGAGGATTCTCGCCGTCCTGAGCCGCACCGATGGCGGATCTTGCAGGAGCGCCGGTATATGAGTCGATCGCTTTACCTGCCTCGATCAATGCTTTTACCACAGAGTTGTCAGGATTTAGCTCTGCGGGACTTGGAGGCTTTGAAGCCCACGATTCATTTGAACCGATTTCAGATTTAGTTGGAGGCGAGTCGTTCCATGCCACTTACTTCATCCCGGTTTTTGTTTTTGGTCCAATTGCCGAACTTCTACTTATCTTTATGGCCTTCGCTTGTTCTGGAGTGATCCCGTGTTCTTTGGCGTAAGCCAAAACATCGGGGTCAAATGGAGGAGCCTTTTCTTTACCTGCCACCGCAATCCCCTGCGCTTCGGCACGTCGGCTCAATTGATCGCGATATGCCGCAAGGATATCTTTCGCAGTTTGATTATTAGTGGTTAAAGTACCGCCCTCAAACAGCATGTTTTTAAATGCCGCTACCTCGCTCTCACGAGCGACAGATTGAGGATCAAATAGTTTGGCAGAGTCGATTGCTATTGAATCGAGTTTTTGAGCCAACTCTTTGTTGTGAGCACCAAAAGCTTCAAACGTGCCTTTTTTGTCGATCATGTCATTCAGGGCATCGATCTCAGTGTTAATCGACGCATAACGGTTCTGAAATTCCTTTTCGCTTCGCTTCGCTGTTTTGTCTGATTCAGAAGTTTCAGCACGCTTAAGTGCGAGCCCCTTTCTGGTATCGAGTGCTGTTTTATACGCCTCTGTCATTTCAGGAGTTCTAAGGCCTGCTTCGGTATTTACCCCGCCGGGCACTTTCAGCCCAGCACTCTCATACTGACTTTTCAAAGCCGCGAAACCAGGACTGTTTGGAACCCTTAACCCAGAGTATTCGTCCGCTTCTCGCTTTGATTTTGCTAGCGCAGCTTCTTGAACTTGCTTTTGAATAGCGGCTTCATCGGCGGCTCTTGTTTCGCGCCCTTTTAGAATATCGTTCTCATCGCCCTTCTGCTTAATCCCGTAAATAGACGCGGCGATGCCTACGGCTTTCGCAATGTCATCCAGTGGGTCACGCTGTTTCTCTTTTTGTTCTTTGTTATGGTTGAGTTGTGGGGCGTTTACGTTAATAGGCATTACGCTTGCCTCCCAGCTAGGAACTTCTGTCGAGTGTCCATGTAGGCTTGCTGAAGTGGTGCTTGAACCGCTTCCCTAATTTCTGGTGGAACCGAGGGGTCATTCGCGGCTACCGCACCCTTGCCTAGAGCATCTAGAGAACTATTCATCTGATCTAGGCGCTGTTTCATTGCGCCTGACTGGCCGCCTTCTACTGGGCCTGGTGTGGCTGTCTTGTCTTCAACAACGGACTGCTTCACTGGATCGGCCATTTGAGCCAATCCACCCGCTGCACCAGCTACGCCCGCGGCTACCGCGCCGACTCCAGGAATGAATGCTAACGCTGGGGCGACGGTCGACACGACCTTGCCAATCTTTCCCAAATCACCTTGGCTTTCTGTAACTTCTGGAGCTTTTTGTTGTCTTTGTATTGGCGTGATTCCGATTGGCATACTATCTCCCGCTAAATTTAGGTGTGTTGCTTAATGCTGCCCGCGCTCTTTCAGCGGCTTCCTTATTAGCAATATAATCAGGTTGTGACTCCTGAGCTTCCTTTGCCAGTCTTGCTGCCTCTTGCTCTCTCATGATCCTTGGACCTCCAGGACTCATCAAATCCTCTACGGTCAGACCCATTTGATACGCCGCCTGTCTTCTATTGAAATCCAACGTCTCGGAGTCTCGGGAGAATTCTTTGTCGGCCATGTCGAGTGCTCGAAGCTTTGTGGTTTTGTCGAAATCAAAAAGCTGTTGTCGAAATGCCATGTCTTTGTCGGCCTGTCCCGCTTGGAATTGTCGGCCCTTCTCTGCTTCAGAAGACGCGAAACTGCGCCCGCGCTCCGCTTCCGCAAACTGCTCGTTTGATTGTGCTTCTGCTAGATCGATGCCCGCGGTCGCTTGACCGGCCTGTTCGGTCACTCGATCTTGAAGCATGTTTTGTTGCTTAATAAACGCGCCTGAGTTCAACCCGCCCATTCTTGCGAAGTTTCTCTTAAGCTCATCACCGGCCTGCTGACCTTGGCTTTGCACGCCCTGCTGAGCACGTTCTCTCATTTTCGCATACGCCGCCGTGACCGATGGATCTCTTTGAACCGCTGGTTTTGCTACCGGTGCGCTTGTCACTACTGGATCTGCCATGATCCCTCCTACCTAAAACCTTTAATGTTGTAGGCCATTCTAATGCCATGAACTTTAAAGCGTTGATTTACAGTGTTCTGATTTGAAAACTTGAATTGAATTCTTTTGCCTCGAGCGTTCGCCAAGAAAATTCGCTCTTCTTCCTGGTAAGTTCCGCCGCCCCAATTGTCACGACCCCAAACCATCGATCCCCAGAGACTTCCGCCTGGGTCCAAGTCCACCTGAATGTCATTGCCTGATCCCTTATCGGAGTCGACCTTGTAGGTGAGATTCATGAAGTAATCGCCCGCATTGTCGATCAGCATTGAGATGTAGCGCCAATCCTTGTGGCGGTCGGTGTCCTCGCCAAAGCCTGAAAACTCTTTCGTCCAAGCGTAGGAGTTGATTGCAGAACCATCGTCATTGTAGACGCCTGTCTCTAGCTTATAGACAAATCCTGTCGCGGTAGATGACCCATAGTAGAGAGATCCATTGTAAACACAGAGCATAGAGGCATTTAGCCCGGTCCAAGGAATCCAAGAGGCAACGTTATCCTTCGTGAGATTCTCAGTAGAGAAGTCGAAAACATAGATTCGATTATTCGTCGTATTGCCTGAGTCATAAGTGAGCGACGCATAGACCTTGTTCTTGAACACGACCGACGAAATGTTCTTAAGGTAAGCCTCTTGAACCAAGAACATGTCGGGCTCAATTCTTTGGCTCTTGAGTTCAGAGCCTGACGCCGACACGGTGAGAAGTGTTTTGTCGGCCTCTGCAGAGTTTCCGCTAATTACTCCAAACCCCACGAACTTGTGATTCTGGACAGCCGGGAAGAACACCTTGTTATCGAAAGTCGTAATCCCATAGGGGGACTTTGAACCATGACTTGACCGCACGCGAACGACAGTCCAATTACTTGGAGTCGTGTCTTCCATGTAGATCAGCCAAATAGATTTGTCACAAAAAACAAGAACGCCATTATCATGAACACCAAAACCACGGACCAAGTCACTTGTTTTGTCTCCTACTCTGAGAAAGTTCGTAGAGGCCACGGTGTAAGGCTGAGCAAGTTCCGTGTACCAAACGAAATTCAAATTGTCCGGGTCATTCATCCAGAGCCGGTTTTGATGATAGATAATCGCGCTATATTTAGGAGGGACACCATTGTCTGTAGGGGGAGTCGTGCCCAAAGACGCGTCGGCTATGTTGTCGTCATAACTTGTCGTTGAATTATCTGAAACTTCGGCCACGCGCTTATACACCGTCGGTGCCGCAATGGTGTTTCGATAGATCCTTCTAGCATTAACTCCATGGCTCGTTGCCGCCAAAGGAAGCGACACTCTAAGTGTGGCCGACGCAGCGGTGAATGTCGTTGATACCGGACCCACATCGCTTTCAACGAGCGCGGTATTGACGTTGGTCACTTTATATCTGTAATCACCCGTCAAAACGCCGGTCGCTTGAGAGGCCACGGTCGAGGTCGTTGTGGTAGGATAGACCCCATGGCGAGACCATACTGAGCCGTCCCACTTATAAGGGATCACTCCGCCGTTGCCGGCGAAGAGATAGTTCTCCGCGGTATCTGCGCCAACCCTGAATCCTGCGGTGAATACTGACTGGGCACTTCCAATTGTCGAAAAGGTAGTCGTGGCAAGCTGCCAAGCCGAGCCGCCCGCAAAAACTACCATGGTCTCAGAGTTGTCATTGGCACGCCTTGAGTAAATGCCGTCTATTATAAAAGTGCCTACGGATGATGTATTGAGCTTTTGGGCGCCTTCGCGAGTACCTACTGAACCCGCCGAATAGACCACGTTGAGGCAATCCGGTGATTCATTATCCAAAATGATGGTCTTCTCAAACTTGTTGTTGAGTCCACCGTCGAGCATAATGCGGCCCTTGTTAGGGTAGACTCGTCTTAGAGCCCCGCCATCAGCCATCAAATTCCCCCTAAGAAGGTGACGGGCAATGTGTCTTCGTTCTTCACAGTGGCGAACGAGTCGCCGCGCTTTTTCTTCTGAAGGTATTTCTTGGCTCGAGCTATGCCCTGCTTCCATTTGTTGTCGTAGAAGGCGGCCATATTCGTGTTTTCGTCTTTGGCACAAAGTTCCGAGACTACGAAGTTCGTAAGGTCACGGTGAAACTGCGTCGGTATCTCTAGAGTCGACGTAGACGTGACTGCTTGAGGCTCATTGTAGGAGAAAATCTTGAGGCTTTGAGCCGCATCAGGAATGGGCCGCAAGAATATCGAATCCCCCCACTCGTAGTAGTATTGAGGCGTGCCCGTCGCAGTCGTTGATTGGTTTAAGAGTGTGAGAGAGTCGTCGTCTCTCATGTCGATTTTCTGAAGCTTTTGGCCGTTGTAAGTAACCCGACTGATCCCGATAGTCAGGCTTGGCTTCGCGTATTCTTGAGTGCTGGCCACAGTCGTTGTCGTGTAGGTCGCCTCGATAATAGAGAAGCACTCGTTGGCAAATTCCAGGCACGCTTCATAGATCAGGTCATAGATCTCGGCGTCAGAGTAAAAGGTGTCTCCTACCGAGTTGTATTTGTTCCTAGATGCAGTCATTACTTCTTGCGTCGTCATATCACGTCCATGTGGTTGAAGCCGCGGTCGAACAGGTCATGCTGGTCGTTGCCGCACTCCCCGCCGTCCAGGAGGGTATTGTTCGCTCTTCTAGATTTGTAACTTGAGACGGGAAAACGTAGAGCCATGGACCAAGTCCAAGAGTTTCTTGAGACGTTTCCATGCTTGATGAAATGGATTCTGAAATGCCTTTTTCAAACTCGACTCGAGCAATGGCATCAGACATTGACTCAGTTTCGGCCCACAGTTTTTCGTAAGACGAAATCAAGTCCTCCGTGCCTTCGCCCCATAGACTCGATCCCCATGTAAACGTATAAGGCGAACCGGTGCCCCACTTGCTTGCTGGAGCAGGCCCGAACGAGTTCACCGAGTTAACTATAGTCTGCGAAAAGTCTGCCATTCGTCCCGC